TATGGTTGGCATTCTATAATTGCCGCTAAGTTATGTGATAAAGTTTTTAGTTTTGAACCTCAAACACTGATGTATGAAATACAAAAATTAAGCATAGAAGAAAATAAAATAGAAAATTGTATTCTATATAAACAAGCACTTGGTAATGTTGAATCAACTAAAGAAATGTCACCTATAGATTATAATATGAATGGTGTAAATATTGGTGATTTAAGTATTGGGCATGGAGGTGAGGAAGTAAATGTAACAACACTAGATTCAATAAATTTAGAAAAAGTTGACTTGATAAAAATTGATGTCCAAGGGTATGAAAAATTTATTATAGAAGGAGGTATAGAAACAATAAAAAAACACAAACCAATAATGGTTGTTGAATTTGAAGAATTTCAATTAAACAAATTTGGGTATGGGTCGGCAGAACTATTTAAATTAATAAAATCTTTAAATTATGAAGTTTATTTTTTAGATTACACGTATCCATCGGACCATGTTTGTGTACATAAAGATTATATAAACATATTTGAATTAACAAATAATGTAAGTCCTTTGTTAAGTAGTAATGATTTAAACCATAATTTAGAAAATGGTGTAACAAAAAAAATAATTTTTTTATAAAACTAAATAATATTAAAAACTAAAAAATGAAAGATTACTCACAATACCAAGAACAAGAATTCTTAATAAACTATTTTGCCGAAAATAAAAATAAGGTTTTGGTAGATATTGGTGCTGCTGACGGTATAAACAATTCTAATTCAAGATACCTTTTGGAAAACGGTTGGGTTGGGGTTTTAGTTGAACCAAATAAAAAAAATTATGAAAAACTTTGTTCATTATATTTAGAAAATAAAAATATTATCATTGAAAATTGTGGATGCTCTAACGAATCCATAAATGATGCAACATTTTACATAGATAAAAATGACGAATTTGAACAAATATCCACATTTCATGAAGAACAATATTTGTCATGTAAAGAATATTTTGGGTGTGAATTTGTTGAAGATAAAATTAATCTTATAAAAACATCGGATTTGTTTAAAAAACATTCATTAAAAAAAATAGATTTTATTAGTATCGATACTGAAGGTTACGATTCAAAAATTATAAACGGGATTAACTTTGACGATGTTGAAATTGATTTATTTTGTATTGAAAATATTGATCATTCTTCTGAAGAAATTTTATCGAATTTTGGATACTCACTAATACATGTAACCACAGGTAATAAATTTTATAAAAAAAATTAAATTGAAAATTTTAATCATTCAAGAAAAGGGAAGACATGAAAAAAACTGGAGATTCAGGGAATCTCTAAACATACAAAGGTCACTAACTAAATTAGGTTATGAATCTACTGTGTGGGGTTTAGGGTATGACAATTATAAAACTCCTTTTGAAGAATTAGAAAAAAATCATGATGTAATTTTACTATTAGAAAATTACCCTGTAGATAATTGGGTTCCAGATTTATCCAAGTCTAAAAAATTAAAATTATTTTGGTCTATTGATTCGCATGTTGCACTAAATCTTCATTTAAATATTTGTGTAAATAACAAAATAGATATTGTTTTAAATTCGGTTTATGGTCACGAAAAATTCTTCACTAATCAAAAAACATATTTTTTTCCAAACGCATACCCCGATGATTTAATTTACCCCCTTGATATAGAAAAAAAATATGATGTCGGTTTTTGTGGTAATATAAATAATAGAGGTCATTGGTTAAATCAAATTTCCAATAATCATAATTTAAAAATTGATGAATTCGTTATTGGGCAAGATATGGTCAATTCTATCAACAGTTATAAAATACATTTTAATAGAAACATTTCAGATGATTTAAATTATAGAACTTTTGAAACTTTGGGATGTAAAACATTTTTAATTACTAATGAAACTCCTGGTCTCAGTGAACTTTTTGATTTGGGTAAACATTTAGTTACTTACGAATCTCCCGTCGATTTGATGGATAAAATATCTTATTATTTAAATAACCCAATCGAAAGAAATAATATTGCCGAGAGCGGATACAACCATGTAATAAAAAATCATACATTCTATGAACGAATGAAATTCTTTATAGATATTTTAAATAAAACATTATAAAATGAATTATATTACAACGAATCATCAAGGAGGGCTATGTAACGTATTATTCAAATTATCAGCAACTATAAGTTTAGCAATAGATAATAAGGTTGATTACATTTTTTCTAAAGAGTTTATAAGGTGGGGTTACGATCCTGATTATGAAAGATATAAAACCAACATTTTAAGAAATGTTGATTTTATAGATGTTTTGCCAGAAACATACATCACATATAATGAACCTAATTTTTCATACAATGAAATTAACTATACTATTGGAACCAATTTACTATTGTCGGGTTATTACCAAAGCGAAAAATATTTTAAAAATAATAAAGATGTAATTTTAAATTTATTTGAGCCAACAAAAGAAATAATAAATCACATTAAAGAAAAAATACCAAAAATAGAAAATTATATATCTATACATGTTAGAAGAGGTGATTATTTAAATTTACCCAATTTTCATCCACAACAAGATATGAAATATTACACAGACGCTATTGATTTTTTTGGTAGAGACAATCACTTTATTATTTTTAGTGACGATCTTGATTATGTTAAGATGGCTTTTGATTTTTTACCAAAAAAAACTTTTACCAATCTAGGTGAAGATTATTTAGATTTATACGCCATTAGTTTATGTCAACACCACATAATTTCTAATAGTACTTTTGGTTGGTGGGGGTCATATTTAAACACAAAAAAAGATAAAAAAATAATATCGCCACTGAAGTGGTTTGGGCCTAATCTATCTTATCATAACACTAGCGATTTAATACCCGAAGAATGGATAAGAATGTAAACTCAAAAAAGATTTCCATTTGCATACCAACATGGGAGCAACACGGAAAAGGTGCTAGTTTTTTGGAGCAACTTTTTGTTTCAATAGAGTCCCAAACTTATAAAAATTATAACGTTGTTGTTTCAGATCAAAGTTTAAATGATGAAATTAAAAACTTATGTGAAACCTTTTCTAATAAATTTGATATAATTTATGTAAAAAATAAAAAAGATTTAGGTAACGGACCGGCAAATACAAATAACTGCATAAAAAATGCCGACGGTGAAATTATTAAAATAATGTTTCAAGATGATTTTTTTTATGACCAAAAAGCGTTAGAAATTATAAATCACAATTTTGTTATAAATGATTGTATTTGGTTGGTAAATGGGTGTAATCATACTAAAGACTCAGGAAAAACATACTTTCAGCAAATGATACCAAAATGGAATGAAAACATTTTAATTGGGGTTAATACAATTAGTTCACCATCAGTTTTAAGTTTTAAAAAAGAAGTTGATTTATTTTTTGATGAAAACCTTGTGATGTTAATGGATTGTGAGTATTACTATTCCCTTTATAAAAAATTTGGTTTACCTTTATTTTTAGAAGACTGTTTAATAACAGGAAGATTTCATGAACATCAAATAAGCACATTATATGATCACAATAATCTTCCAAAAGAAATTAACTACGTAAAAAATAAACATAAAGTATGATAAATTTAGAAAATGGTGGAGAAAGAATGGACATAAACTTTCATAGTATGAACTACGAAAGTTTTGATATGTATCAAAAATCTCACTTTAAAAGATACGAATTTGTTAAAAAAATTATTAATAAACAAGATATAGTTGCAGACTTAGCTTGTGGTAGTGGTTATGGAACTATGATGATGTCCGAACTGTGTGATAAAATTTTAGGTGTGGACATATGTGAAAACACTATAAATGAAATAACAAATAGATATTCATCATATAAAAATGTTATTTTTGAACAAAAAGATTTGTTAGATTTGAAAATAAACAAAGAATTTGATAAAATTATTTCATTTGAGACTATTGAGCATTTTGTGGAGTCGGACATTACAAAAATATTTGAAATTTTCAATAAGAGTCTAAAGGACTCAGGGAGGTTAATATTTTCAACACCATACGACCAAGAGCAAAGTGTAAACTCAATGAAATTTCACAAAACTTTTTACATCAAAGAAGAAAAAATTATAAATCTAATGAAACCTTATTTTGAGGTGGAGAACTTTTATTACCAAAATTATGAAACTCATGAAATATCAGAAGATATATCTCCAAAACATTTTATGATTTGTGTTGCTAAAAAAATTGAAGATGGAAAAAATTAATTCAAAATTACACCCTAATAAATTACTTCACGTTATTTATCGAAAATCAGATTTTACAAATGGAAGAAATGATATTGTTGATCAGTCTCATTTTTTACAGTGTGCATCACTCAAAATGGATAAGGGTAAAACATTTAGACCTCATAAACATATATGGAAAAAAAGAAGTACAGATGTGATTGCACAGGAAAGTTGGGTGTGTATAAAAGGATCGGTAAAATGTTTTTTTTATGATTTAGATGATAAAATATTAGAAACCCATATTATAAAAGAAGGCGATTGTTCTTTTACTTTTGAGGGGGGTCACAACTATGAAATACTAGAAGATGAAACATTAGTATATGAATTTAAAACAGGCCCTTATGAGGGGCAAGAGTTTGATAAAGTTTTTTTGAATGAATGATGTTTTTATACATAAAGACGTTGAGTTTAAGGTCGATCCGATTTTAGGGGATCATATAGCAGTAGATAAAGGTGTTTACTGCACAACTCAAATAAAAATTGGTAGTTATACCCACATTTCACCATACGTAACAATAATAGGAGGTAAAAATTCTATTTTTGAATGTAAAGGATTTAATAACATAATGGCTGGCGCCAGAATTATTTGTGGTTCTGACAGATTTGATGACACCGGGTTATTCGGGGCGATGATACCAAAAGAACTTAAAGGAACGCAAATAATTAAGCCGGTAATAATGGAAGAGTTTTCTAATATAGGTACAAATTCTATTGTCTTACCGGGGTCTACACTTCGTAGAGGTGTTCTTCTTGCCGCGGGTAGTTTATTGGTTGGGGACACGGAAGAGTGGGGAGTTTATAAAGGGAATCCTGCAAAATTAGTAAAGAAAATAAACCCAAATAAAATTTTATATAATGCAAAAATTTTAGGTTATGAGTTTTGAAGTTGTTTTAGAATTTGAAAAAAAAATATCTGAGTTTTTTGGTTCTCCATTTGCGGTTGCAGTGGATAGTTGTACTCATGGTATTGAGTTGTGTTTAAGACATACTAATGAAAAAAAAATTAATGTCCCTAAAAGGACATACCTATCAGTTCCATTTTTGGCTGAAAAGTTAGGAATAGAAAGGAGTTGGAGAGATGAAGAGTGGGAAGATTATTACACTTTAAACTATGGGAATAAAAGAATAATCGATGCTGCAGTACTTTGGAGGAAGGGTAGTTACATTCCTAACACTTTTATGTGTTTAAGTTTTCAATATCAAAAACACCTTTCGATTGGTCGCGGTGGTATGATTTTACTTGACAATGAAAACGATTATGTTAAATTGAAGAAGATGTCATATGATGGTAGAGTACCTAACATTCCTTGGAGAGATCAAAATATTGATACTATTGGTTATCATTATTATATGACTCCAGAAGTTGCACAACTTGGTTTAAATAAATTACAATCAGCCATTAATCAGACACCAAAAAAATGGGTGGTTACAGATTGGCCTGATTTAACTAAAATGAAAATTTTTAAAAAATATGAATAAAAAAGCGTTTATTACAGGAATTGGTGGTCAGGATGGGTCTTATTTGGCTGAATATTTACTAGAACTAGGTTATGAGGTACACGGTATTATTAGAAGAAATTCAGTTGCAGAAAACCAACAAAGTAGAATTGAAGGTATAAGAGATAAAATATTTGTTTACTATGGTGACTTATTAGATCAGGGTAGCTTAGAAAGATTATTAAGTGACATACAACCAGATGAGATATATAATTTAGCCGCCCAGTCACACGTAAGAGTTAGTTATGACATTCCTCAATTTACCGTACAAACAAATTCTATAGGGGTACTAAACATACTAGAAGCATATAGAAGAAGTTGTCCAAAATCTAAGTTTTACCAAGCCAGTTCTTCCGAAATGTTTGGTAGTTCTGTTGATGGAGATGGGTTCCAAAGAGAGACTACAGTTATGACTCCGGTATCTCCATATGGGTGTTCAAAAGTTTTTGGTTACAATATTGTTAGAAACTACAGAAATGCATATAAACTTCACGCATGTAACGGAATTCTTTTTAATCATGAGTCACCTCGTAGGGGTTCAAATTTTGTTACAAACAAAGTTGTTAAAACCGCAGTAGAAATTAAATTAGGATTAAAAAATAAATTAGAATTGGGTAACTTAGATTCATATAGAGATTGGGGTCACTCTAAAGACTATGTAAAGGCTATGCATTTAATTATAAATCATGACGAACCAGATGATTTTGTAGTTTCGACTATGGTAACTCACTCTGTTAGAGAAATGGTGCAATATGTTTTTAATAAGTTAAATTTAGATTTTAATAAATTTGTCGTACAGAATAACAAATTTATAAGACCAGAAGAACTTGACTATTTAAAAGGAGATTCAACCAAAATAAGAGAAAAATTAGGTTGGAAACCTGAATACACGTTTGAAACAATGCTTGACGAAATGATTGACTATTGGTTTGATTATTATAAAAAATAATAAAATATGAATAAAATATTAGTAACAGGTGGTTATGGTTTGGTTGGTTCGGAATTTAAAAATGAAAAATATTACAGATTATCATCAAAAGAAACTGATCTTAGAAATCCTATTGACGTTGACAAATTATTAAAAGAAAATTTTTTTGAAGGTTTAATTCATTGTGCAGGAAAAGTTGGTGGTGTTGCGGCAAACATGAAATATAAAGGAGAATACTTTTACGATAATGTAATGATTAACACCAACATTATTGAGTCGGCCAGAAAACACAAGATAAAAAAACTCGTATCATTTTTATCAACATGTGTATTTCCCGATAATATTGACTACCCATTAACAGAATCAAAAATACACTTAGGTCCCCCCCATTACACAAATGACGCATACGCATATGCTAAAAGAATGGTCGATATACAATTAAGATCTTACAAAGAACAGTATGGTTTAAGTTATAAGTCGGTTATCCCTACAAACATTTACGGACCTAATGACAATTACAATATAAAAAATGGTCATGTAATACCTTCATTAATACATAAATGTTATTTAGCTAGGGAAAATAAAACCGATTTTACAATATGGGGTACAGGAAAACCATTAAGGGAATTTATATTTAGTAAAGACATTGTAAATCTTACAGAATGGGTTTTAGAAAATTACGAAGAAGATGAACCAATTATTCTTTCAACTTCAGATGAAATATCTATAAAAGATGTTGTTGATATAATAGTAGAATTAATGAATTATAAAGGTAATGTTGTTTGGGATAAAACAAAACCAGATGGTCAGTATAGAAAACCTAGTGACAACTCAAAAATAAAAAAATATTTACCTGATTTTAAATTTACACCTCTTTACGAAGGAATGAAAGAAACTATTGAGTATTTTGAAAACAACTATAATATTATAAGAAAATAATATGACAAGAAAAAAGCATCCGCCAACCGAAGATCAAGAATCCAAACCTTTTTCTAAAAAAGACTTTATTAATTCGGTAATAAAGAAAAAAATTAAAAACAAATTCCTTACTGAAAGTCAAGAACATTATTACAATCTTTTAAGAAACAATCAAATTACTATTTGTTCTGGCCCGGCAGGTGTTGGTAAATCTTATATCGCAATGAAAGCTGCCGTTGATTTATTAATGGACCCAACTAATTCTTATGAAAAGTTAGTTATTGTTAGACCGGCGGTTGAAGCGGAAGAAAAACTTGGTTCCCTACCTGGTAACTTAGAAGAAAAATTAGACCCTTATATTTTTCCATCTTATTATCTATTAAATAAAATTATAGGTAAAGATGCTCGTGAAAGATTAAAAGATGCTGAAGTAATTGAAGTTTTTGCATTAGCATATATGAGAGGTATGAATATAGATAATACAATTTTAATATTTGAAGAGGCACAAAACTCAAGCCCAAATCAAATGAAATTACTATTGACAAGAATCGGTTTCAATAGTAAATTCTTTATATCAGGAGATATTGAACAGACTGACCGTTATAGAGACAAAAAACAATCAGGTCTTTATGACGCAATTAAAAAGTTTAATGATGTTTCCGATATTGGTGTGTTTGAATTTGGTGATGGGGATGTTGTTAGAAACCCACTTATTAGTAAATTATTAAAAAAGTATGAAGAGAATAGGGATTGAAATTAACGGAGTGCTTAGAGACACTATAGGTAAATTTACTCAATTATATGAAAAACATATGATTGAAGAAAAAAATGATGACAGTAAAACATTTGAGTTAGACATGTCTGGAAACACCGAAGAGTTAGTTTCACCAGAAGAATTTGAATATGAAATTTTAAGTGAGGTCACTACTCTTAATTTAATAGAACATTTTAAATTTAATGATGAAAACGAATTGTACGAATTTATGTATGAAGATTTTGCTATGCAAATTTTTGGTCATGCTGGTTCTACAGAAACATTTACCTTTAATGACTTAAATGAAATTTATTTAAAATATAGAGAAGAAAATGAATTGTTAATTGTTTCCGATGAGATGGGTAAATCAAAACCCGCTTCTTTATTTTTTCTTTCTAAGTTCGGTTGTCAACTTGAAAAAGTAAAATTTTACTCAAATGTAACAATAAATTCAATGTGGAATGAAGTTGACGTTTTACTTACGTCTAATCCTCAACTAATATTAGAAAAACCAAAAGATAAAATCGTAGTTAAATATAATACGAACTATAATAAAAATGTCAGTTGCGAATATGAAATAACCTCATTGAAAGAATTTGACGAAACTTTAAAACAAATATTAACATGTTAGAATTTTTAGGGGAAAACTATTATTTAGACATAAATGAATTAGAAAAACAAGTAAGTTATGAAAGTTCAATTTTACCTTTGTCAACATCTGCGTCAACAGAGAATCCTGAACAACAAATCAGTGTCACAAGATTTGAGACATTTAAAAGTTTAATTGAGGTTATACTTACAGAACGTGAAGAATTAGATGAAGATTTAGGAATACATGGGGCAAAAAATTTAACAATCCCATTTAAAATTTCTTTCAATACACTATTAATAAACAAAATACTAAAAAAACTTTAAGAAATGGAATTAGAAAAAATTGAAAAAATTGAAAGGTCTGTTGAAAATTTAAAAAATAAAAATGTAAGAATTTATTTTTTAGTACAGGACACTAAAGGTAATCCTAAGGCGTCTGTAAAATACATTTATGATACTGCTCTTATTTTAAAAAATAATGGTTATAATAGTATTATAATACATGAGTCAAATGATTATAAAGGTGTTGGTGAATGGTTAGACGAAAGATATCAAGAAATCCCGCATCAGTCTATTGAGGGTCAAAATCTTGCAATTTCACCTGAAGACTTTATTGTTATCCCTGAAATTTATGGACACGTAATGGAACAACTTAAAAATTTTCCTTGTGGAAAAATTGTCCTTTGTCAGGCATATGATCACATGTTAGAAACATTAGCACCTGGAGTTTCTTGGGCCCAATATGGATTTTTAAAAGTTATAACAACGTCAGAAAACCAAAAAAAATATTTGTCAAATATAATGAGAGGTTGTAGTTTTGATATTATAACACCTAAAATAGATGATTCTTTTTCAAAAAAAGAAAAACCATCAAAACCAATCATATCAATACACACAAGAGAACCAAGAGAAACTGCAAAAATTATTAAAACATTTTATCTTAAATACCCACAATATAGGTGGATCACTTTCAGAGATATGAGAGGGATAAAATTAGAAGATTTTGCAAAATTTTTAAAAGAATCTTATGTTTCTGTTTGGGTTGATTTGGAGTCAGGATTTGGTACATTTCCTTTAGAATCTATGGCGTGTGGTACTCCGGTTATTGGAAAAGTACCTTCATTAAAACCTGAATGGATGGACGAAAACAATGGCGTTTGGACTTATGAGTTCAATGAAATTGTAGATATTATTGCAAACTTCACACAAAATTGGTTAGAGGATAACATTTCTGAATCGTTATACGATAACATGAAAACAACATCTGACATTTATTCAGTTAATAGTACTTATGAGTCTGATGTTTTATCAACATTTGATGGTTATATTGAAAAAAGAAAATTGTCTTTAGAGGAACAATTAGAAAAAATAAAAGAAACAACAACACAAAATTAATAATTATGGAAGAAAAAAACATTTTTGATGTTTCGGTGGTATTACCATTGGACTCAGCGAAGCACGTAGATTTTGATGAACTTTTGGGTAGAGCGATTAAATCAATAAACAATCAGTCAACTCAAATTAATGAATTGGTAATTGTACACACAAGTGAGGAACCTTTGAAATTAAAATTAAATTCTTTTGATTTTAGTGGGTTAACTGTTAATATGGTTGAAAATACGGGATCTAAAGATTTTGCAACACAGGTTAATTTGGGTGTTAAAAACGCAAAAAGTAAATGGGTTTCTATTTTAGAATTTGATGACGAATATTCTTCTATATGGTTTAAAAATGTTGATGAGTATTCTAAGGCATATGAGGATATGGATGCATTTTTACCATTGGTTGTGGACACAGACGATAAAGGAGTATTTGCCGGATTTACAAACGAAGCATCTTTTGCTGTTAGTTTAAACAGTGAGATTGGGATATTATCTAATGACGTACTTTTAGGGTATCAAAATTTTCAATCAAGTGGTATGGTAATTAAAAAATCAGTATTTGAAAATAATGGTGGATTTAAACCTTCATTTAAACTTACCTTTGTTTATGAATATTTTTTAAGGTTGACGTATAATTCAGTTAAAATAATGACAATACCTAGAATTGGTTACAAACATACTAATTTGAGACAAGGTTCTATATTTTGGAATTATAAATTTGGTGAAGAAAAAATTTCAGACAATGAGGTGACTTTTTGGTTAGAAGCAGCAAAAAAAGAACACTTTTTCACCGCAGACCGAGAAATAAAATATGAGCCTCAAATTGTTTAATGGATTTATCAAATGAAGAAAAAAACGAATTAAAGAATAAGACGAGTAAAAAAATAAAGACTAACAATTATTTTGATACTCGTGAAGAAGAGGCGGTGAAATTATTTATCACCTCCAATTCTAAAGAAGAAAAAGAGGATATATATAACAATTTCCTAAAAGAACCCTTAGATAAGATGATTGAATCTATCATAAGGAGATATAAACTATATAGAAAAGATATGAATTATGAAGACGTTCATAATGATACACATTCTTTTCTGATGACTAAAGTTGATAAATTTAAACCCGATAAAAATAAAAAAGCATATTCTTATTTTGGAACAATTTGTAAAAATTATTTAATGGGCCAAATACAAAAGGAACAAAAAGATTTTAATAGAAAAATTTCATACGAAGATATATCATCTACATTAGAAAATAGGCCTGACATGGTTTACTATATGGAATTTGAAAGTATTGACGCTCAAAAAATAATTGAGGTATTTAAGCAAGATCTAAAAAAATATGTTTTAGAAAGTAATCTCAATGATAACGAATCAAAATTAGGATATGCGCTAATAGAACTTTTTGAAAACTATGGAAACATTTTTATTGGTAACGATAATAATAAATTTAATAAGAATATAGTTTTACTGTCATTGAGAGAAATGACAAACATGAATACTAAAGAAATTAGAATTTATTTAAAAAAATATAAAAATCTTTACATTGAAACCACAAAAAGAATGTTTAGTGAATAATTTAAGTTGTAATATTTATATATTATGAATAGGAACAGAAAAAAAGAAATATCACTTAACAAAGATTCAGTTTTAGGTTTGATGCAAGAAATTTACAACGAACTTGTAGAACAAAGAGCAACCGCAATCAGAATCCAAAATAAGATGTTGTCTATGTTAAAAGACGCTGAAGACATGACATTAATTGGTCCCATTATAAAAGAACAACAAAAAATTATTAATGACACTATAGAAAAAAAACTTTCTCTTTCTAAATTACAGTCAACAATTTGGGAAAAAAGTAATAATTCTAAAGAAAGTGATTTTAGTTTATCTGATGTAGATGACGATTTATTACAGTCATTAATAAAAAAAGACGTGGACAATAGTAATAATCAAAATTACAAATTATAACTTATGGCGATAGACAACAGTGAAAGTTTGAAAAAAATCAAATCAAAGATTAATGCTATCAAAACAGTTAAAAAAGATAAGGATCAGCAACGCAAAAATAAAAAGAAAAAATTTTTACAACAAGCAGATACAAAAAAAGAAGAGGCAATTAAACAATTAAAACAATTTGAAAAAGAGGTAAAAAAACAGAGGGCCGATTTATTTGAAGACTTAATAGAGATATTTGCTCAGACTAAAGAAGATGTACAAGACGCATACAAAGACACAAAAAAAGAATTTAACAAGAAGAAAGATGACTTTAAAAATAGAAGAAAAGAATCTAGAAAAAATTTCATTAAAAAACTAGATCCAACATCAGGAGATACATTAAGTAAAAAAATTCAAAGTAACTATAGTTATTTTAAAACAACAGACACATACAGAGGTTTAGCCAACATTTTATTTTTATCAATACAAAATACAAAGGCAAAAATTAAAAACCTTTTAATAGAAGATATCATATCCACTATCGGATGTTCAGAAGAACAATCTTATGATAATATGGTAAACACACCTATATACATAAAAGTAAAAAATATTGATCTTTTTAATATTTTAAAAAATTCACCAGATGATGAATATGGTAAATTAAATTACGAAAAAGAAATTACACCAAACGGAACGACACCCTATTCAATGAATAGAGAACTTTTTAATAGACTTTCATCTTACCAGTCTTTTTCACAACAATATGGGCAATCATTTATAGGTGCGTCCGGACAAGAACTTTTTGATATTCAATATGTTGATAATTACATTGATCAAAATAATACTCAACAGTTTGGTGACTTCTTCAAAGTAACGTTAAAGAGTCAGTTAAACAATAAAACTAAAGTTAGTGATTTTTTAAATGATTATTTTGAAAGTATAGATGTATTTAATTTACCCTCAGTTATGAACATTTCACTATCTCAAATTTTTGGGGGTTTAAGTATTGGAATCAAAAGCTCAGAAGAAGAGATTAAAGCTTTAACTAAATTTCAAAAAGTAGTTAAAAGATTAATGGGGGTATGTACGGACCCTACTCAAAAAATAGATGTTAGTGGGACAGGAAAATTAAGTGATTTAGATTTATTGGATAATAGTTTTTTTGATGTTTCAAATTTAGAAGAAGTTAATATTGAACAAACGGTTAATAGAAAAATCAATGGACTTGTAACATTTGAGGGTTGTGATACTGTAAATTTACCTGTCAATTCTCAAGCAACCGCCACAGTTGTTAATAACGTTATAAATGAAAATAATGCGGTTTCACAAATAAATTTATTTTTTGCAGGAATTGAGGATTTAACTTCAGATCAAAATTGGCAATCTGCGGGTTTTGGTTTAGAATTAAATTTATCTTTAAATTTAGACATAATAAAAAATTTACCTATTGCTTTATTTAGAGCGATACTTTCACCAAAAGTTTTGTTGGGTTTTTTAGTTATGATAAAATCTTTAATTACTAATACTTTAGATTTTGAAGATTTGTCCGATTTTTTAATTAAGTTTAAAAAGTTTGTTACTAGATTTACAAGAAATATTATTGCAATTTTTATTGAAGAACTCGCAACACAAATAAAAAAAAATATAAAACAGTTAGTAAGATCTGTTTTACAAGACATAAAAGACGAACTTTTAGATAAACAAACTAAAATGTATGTAACAATTATTGAAGCTCTATTAATCACCGGACAAGGATTTTTAGATTATAGGGAATGTAAGCCAGTAATTGATGATATATTGAAGTTATTAAATTTAATTATTTAGTTATGCCAACAGGATTACCAGCATTTGCACTTGGAGGTTCTAAACTTTTAAGTGGTGTTTCTAACACAAGAGCCTTCGCAAAAGTTATTGAAAAACTACAAGAAGCAGGTCTACCAACAGACGATAACGCAGATGGATCTGCAAACTTAATGAATTTAGCATTTTTTAATCTTATTGAAGGATTAAACGAAGAATGGTTTGAAAATGGAAAAACTGAAATTTTTGTACGACCACTTGTTGTTACACCTGCCGGTTTTACTGCACCAACTAAAGCCTACGGAAAATCGTATTAATATGAAAAATGAAGAAGTTTTAGATATTATTAAAAACTACAAAAATAGTAGTAACAAAGATTTGATGAATGTGTTGGATTTCTTAAAAGAAGATTTTGATAAAACTAAGGACATTATATTAAAACTAACTTACCATTTAGATAGTACTGAAGACGCGTATAATAAAATATTAGAAGAAGTTAATAACAGAACAAAAAATGTCTAAAATTGAAAGAATAGGATTAGGGGATGTACCACAAGAAATGTCACAAAATTTCTATTGGGGTGAATGTGTTGACAACAGCGACCCATTAATGTTAGGTAGGGTTAGGGTTAGACCACTAGTTAAAAATATTGATCAAATTTTAAAATCAGCAGAAAAAAAAGGTTTTAGTGAAACAAGCAAAACACCTGAAAAGAATGGGCCGTGGTCAGATAAAGACCCATTGATTCATTTATCGTTTCTTCCATATTTTATAAATCAAATACCTCAAATAGGTGAAAGGGTTATGATTTTCTATTTTGATAGAAAAAGAACAACAGGTAGAAACAAGTTTTACATGTTAGCCCCGTACTCATCTCCAATGACAATAAAAAAAGAGGACTATAACTCATCAAGAACTCATTTAGATGACGGATATCAAAATTCATTAGTTAGTTTACCAAACATAAAAAACAATGATGGCACATATAAAGACCCTGCAAAATCAGGAGTGTTTGTTGAACCTGTGGATATTACTTTAAATGGTAGGGATTCTGCAGATGTTATTATAAAAGATAATGAGGTTTTATTAAGAGCAGGAAAACATTTTCCGTTTCAAAGAGCGGAAGTACCAACACCAAACCCAAATAGGGCGTTTTTACAATTAAGCAAATTAGGTTTGAAAAAAGAGACAGGAACTGCTGAAAAAATTCAAAAATTTGTAGATAAAAATGAACCTGTAAAATTTTTAGTAGAGTATAGATGTTCAACACCAAACAGTTCTGTTAATTTATTCTCAGGTGGAATTTATATTTATAAATTACCTGAAGAAAACAGTTATCTAACACAATCAAATGTTTTAGATTACGATACTGTTTTAACCGGTAAAAGTTCATATCCTTTAGTTTATGATTTTACTATTGGTCCCCCTGTAAGTGACCCGTTACCTTTAGAAGAATTTGCTAAATTAATTAGTCAAACTATCAGAAATTTTCATGATGGTCCATCTGCTTTTTGTGAGGTAGAAAGAAATCAACAATTTCCATTTTTTTATAGACCTGACGATTCAATTAGGAACACTCTTTCTAATCTATCTGAAAATGTGGATATAGTTTCTTTAACAAATATGTCGCAATTAGTAAATTTAGTAAAAGTTTACTCAACACAAATAAAACCAGGTTACGGATTAATTTATAAAGATTTTAAAATTCAACCACCTTTTACAGTAACAACAGAAGAAGTCACTCCTGTTACAACATCAGTTTTAGACAATACTGTTGGTATAATGGGAGCAAATAAATTGTATCTTTTAAGTCATGATTCTGAAGTACAAGGTAAAAGTAAAATAGATTTAAATAATACAATATATGGAATTACAGCAGACACTATTTTTGATGTTATTGAACCTAACACAACGTCTATGGTTAGAGGGGAGCCACTTTTAGAATTATTGCAATTGATTGTTAATTTTTTAATTACTCATGACCACCCATACCCCATGTTACCACCAACATCCGTATCAAGGGCGTCACTAATCAGTACAAATGACGTATTAGTAAAAATGCAAGAAGCATATCAAAAAGTTTTAAATAGTAATATTCGGATTAACTAAGTATTTATTATAAAAATACTTTAATGTCAATTTACCGTTCTTATTTTGATAAATCAAACACGTTAATATATAATTCGTATACCAATACGGCAAGAAATCCCATTGTTGAATTATTTTATGGTAGAGTTAATAATTTAGCACAACCAATAGGGTTTAGTCGTTATATATTTAATATAGATTTACAAGACCTTACAAAAAGATTTGAAGATTATATAATATCAACTGGGTGTACCAATTTTAATAATATTACACATACATTGAAAATGAAAAATACTTCATTTTTTGATAAGGATTTAATTAATGATACTACATCACAAGGGAGAAGAAGAGCAACTTCATTTGATCTAATTTTATTTAGAATTCCTCAGAATCAGCCATGGGATAGTGGTGTTGGATATGACTATTATGATTTTGGAATAACAAATTTAAATGATAGGTCATTTTCACAAAGACCTTCAAATTGGTTTGAGACATTAACTATAAGTGGTTGGACGACCCCTGGCATTTACAGTAACACAAATTCTGTCACAGGTACAGGTGTGAATTATACTGGATTAACAATTATTGATACTCAACATTTTGAATTTGGAAATGAAGATATAGAGTTTAATATGTCCAATGAAATAAACTCAATTTTAAGTGGTGGTACTACGGGAGTTACCGGTTATGGAATTGCCTTTTTACCTCAAGTAGAAAATATCTCTGGACTTACTGAAAATTATTCTGTAGGTTTCTTTTCTCCTCACACACAAACATTTTATGAACCATTTTTAGAAACTTCATATAATGACTTAATAGATGATGATAGAAATAATTTTTATGCAGGTGTAAATAATAATTTGTACCTATATGTATATGAAAATGGTAACCCAATTAATTTAGACACATTACCAACAGTAGATATTTTAGATTCTAATGGCGATCCTGTTGTTGGGTTTACTGCTCTTACGACTTGTCTAGTAACAAAGGGGGTTTACAAAGTGACAATATCAGGTTTAACCTCTAATTCTATACCTTGTTTATTTTCAGATGTATGGAAAGGTATTTCAATAAATGGAACATCCTTATCTAATGTTGAAAATGAGTTTGCCGTACTTCAAACCGCAGGAAATTATCAAATAGGAACAACAACAAGTAACCCTAAAATTTTTGGATTTTCTGTAAGTGGTATAAAACAAAATGAAAAAATATTAAATACAGACATTAGAAAGGTTAATTTAACAATTAAACAAGCCTACTCATCAAATTCAGTTTTAAACCCAGTAGAGTGTTATTATAGAATTTATGTTAGAGAAGGTGCAAATACAGAAGTACAAGTCCAAGATTGGACAAGAGTTAATAAAACGCCGGATGGTTATTATTTTGTTTTTGATACAACTGATAAAATACCAAATGAATATTTTGTTGACATAAAAGTGATAACTGATAAAAATGTAGATACTTATAAAAGAGAACTACAATTTCAAATAGTAAATAAATTATAAAAATTAAAAAATATGGCAGATAACGCTTATACCTGCGGCAACTCAGGAACCACATTAAATATTAATTATAACGATTTAATTTTATCACCTGGTGATGTTGTTTTTTGGGACGATGGTGATGCCGGTAGAGGATGTGCAACTATTGTCGATGTTGATGATCCAATATCAACAAATAACGCACAAACTCTATACACCGATTGTTATGATTGTTATAACAACAATAACGGAGTCGTTGGTTTAGGAAATTGTAATGGAGGTAATAAAATTGTTGTACCGATTTCAGATTTAGGATACGTAATTAATGTTGGTGGTGTAATTTATGCCTCAATCGACGTTCTTTCTAAAGGAATTGTTCAAAGAATTACCGGATGTTGGCAAATACAAAGTTATTCAACACCAACAACCGAAGATTATAATAAATTAGAATTATCATCAATTGTTACACTCGGTGATGTTTATAACAATTCTAAATCAAATTGTTCAGATTGTTATCAAAATAATTTAGTAACTTATCAGGTTGAAAGATGTTTAGAAGGGAATACTGATTATATATTATTACTTGGTGGTAGTGTAGAATTAGGTAATACAATTTCATACACAGATGGTACAGATATTTACTGTGGTGTTTTAGTTGCAGAAGCGTTTGCAGAAACAAGTTGGTTTTTTGTTTCTGATTATGGTACACCTGGTGAAGGTGGTAATTTTTGTGATGATTGTTTAGCAACATCTAATCAAAAAGTTTTACTTGAAAGTTGTACGGATCCAAACAATATATTAGTAGTTTGGTCTTCAAATTTATTTGGTATTGGTGAATATTCACACCTTTCAACAGAGGATGGTTGTTTTAGAATAATTGGACCAACTGAAGATGATGTTACTAACAATTATTTTTTAAACTTTCAACCATCTCCTGGTTGTGATCCTTGTATTGAATGTAATGGTGTTGCATATGAATATAGTACATGTAATGAAGAACCAACCGCAGGAACCGTTTATTTGTATCAATATTTACCATCGGGTACAACTTATTATGATCCATATCAACAAACTTGCGCAACTTTAGGTAATATCACAACGGGAGGTGACTACACTTTATATAGTGTTACAACATTTGACGGATGTACAAATTGTAATGAAACCTCAAATTTTGAATTATGGTATGGAACAATTTGTGAAACGGGTCAAAACATTTATGTAACAACAGTTTCATCTGAAGGATTAACTGCAGGAAACGTTGTAAAAGCAATGTGGGGTTCAAATGAATACGTTTGCGTTCAATTAGATAGTATTGTATTAGGTACAGACAGCGCAACATGGTATGACACCAAAAAAGATAGTTTAGGAAATACACAATTATATGATGGTTGCACAACATGTATTAGTTCTTCAAATATTGTTGTCGGTTTAATTAACTGTGACACAGACGAAGATAGTTATGTCACAATAAGTTTAAGTAATTATCTTTCAATTATTGGAAATGGATTCACTTTACCTAACTACACAATAAGAGATCAAAGACAAAATTGTTACACAATTACAAGTGTATGTCCTTTACCTAGTTCTGCTTCAACTGAAAGTATGTTGGCGGTTTATTTTTATTTTAGTTGTCAGTATTGTCCTGATCAAATTATTACAAGTGCTAACACAGAGTATAACACATGTGTTATATGTTGTGAATGCGGATCAACTGGTAGTACAGTAAACTCAGTATCAACACCACATCCAATTTATACTGACGGATATAATAACCCAATAATGCAATTAAACATGGTTGTACTTGGAGGAACTAACGGATTAAACGCATAAGTTATGAATATCAATTATATTATACGTAAAGTGTTGAAAGAAGAAGAAAAAAAACATTCAAGTAGATATATGTTTTTTTCAAATCTACAACAAATGAGAAGACAATGTGACATGTTGTTAGATTTAGATGAGTCGATGTTAGAAGAAATATTAGATAACGGTCATGATTGGGCACAAGATCACATTTCTGAAGCAAAAAACAATATGGATCAAGTTTTTGATTTTTTAATGAACGAAACTAAAAGACATGGTATGCAAATGTCAATGAACATGGACGATAAAGAAATGGTTGAGGAGGGTCGTAAAAAAACAGGAACAAAACTTTGTGCTAGAGGTAAAGCGTCTGCTAAGTCAAAATATGACGTTTACCCAAGCGCATACGCAAACGGACACGCAATTCAAGTATGTAAAGGGAAAGTTAAAGGTCTTGATGGTAAGAAAAGATGTTCACCACCATATTGCTAAAGACTAAATAAAATATTTCTAACAATAATTTCTAAGGACTCATTTTGGGTCCTTTTCTTTTTTGGTTTGTATGATGTCATGACAGGTTTTTGTCCTTTTCCTGATTGTGGGTCATTTTTTTCCGCTCTTCTTTTTTGTTGACACGCGGATCTTTTTTGTGAATCAGACATTTTTCCAGCAACACCAGCGGCTCTACATTTAGGATATGCACCTTTACTAGTGTCACTTCTACCACAAGGAGGGTGTTTACCATCAACTTTTCTACATATATCCACCCACGGCCCTTTTGGTTGTGATGACCCTTTTGGTTTTTTCTTTTTTCCAAACCAAACCGCCAAATCTTCATTTAATGGTATCTTATCTAATTCAACCCACTCGTTAACAGGAACGATTCTTTTACCTTTGCCTGGTGTTTGATTTATGATTCCTCCGTCTTCATCATTTTGTTCGTGGTGTTTTTTATTGTATTTAGAAATTTTACGTGATTTAGACTCCAACTTTTTTCTGTCTTTTTTGTGTGAGTCTAAACTACCATCATAACTATCATATTCTAAATCTGCATTAAAAAATTTAGATACTTTATTTTTAAATGGACCCAAAGCCGATCCTTCCCAATCAATTTCTCCCATAGTTAATGGTCCATTATAATAACCGGCATATCTATCCGAATTAGCCTCTTTCAATATGTTTTTAACAATTAAATTAATATTCATTTCTTATCTTCTATCTAATAAATATCTGTATATTGTTAAATGTGTGTGATAAAATACTAAAGTTATTATACCCCAAGTTTCTGCCCAAAATAACCCATCAAAAAGAAAAAAAGCAGATAATAAAAATATAAAAAAATAATATCTGAATTTTTTAATACCCCATAATGACACTGCAGAAAAAATAAAAAATAGTATTGCAAAAATATTATGTAAAACAAAATGGTCAGTTACTGAAAATGAAGTTAAAAGTAAAAGAAGTGTTGCAGGTACTCTCCATTTTGGTATTTTAAAAAAAAAAAACTAACAAGTGCGTTTGTGATTATAAAAAGTGGTTGGAGTGTCGTGTCCCAACATCTAGATATCGCGTGGTTGTCACCGTATAGGAAATAAATGATGAAAGGTTGTACAGCCGCTAAAACGGATGCGAACAACCTTTCAAACATATCCCATCTATTCATTTACCTAATCATTTTTCTCATAGTTCCATCGTCATAAATTTCAATTACAACACCTGTTGTATTTTCAGGATTAATTTCTTGACCCATCAAATTTATGTATTTGACAATTTTTTTCTCAGTAATTGTTTTTGTTACTAAAATTGGCCCATAAGTTTTAAATTGACCATCAATATCAAATTGTTGTAATCTGTAGTATGTTACAGAATTTAAGTTATAATCGATGTAAGAATATTTTATTTCTTCTGTAGAATTACCTGCCGCCTGTTTGGTTGTTATTTTTCTCCACTCTTCACCATCAGTGCTCATTTCTAAATCAAAGTGACTTGAGTTTTGTTCAGAATCAGTAGTCCATTTTACAACATTCCATTGTGGATAAGGGGTTGCTTCAAATTGGGTTAATTCAACAGGTAAAGGTACTGACATAATAATACTATATTCTTCTATTTCACCATAACCATATCCTGTTGAATAATAAGCGTCGTTTGTTGGTGTTGCATTCCAAACAGACAATACTCTCATTTTGACTGTACCAACCGTGACATCATTTGGTACTGTAACTGATACGGTGCCTGTTGCTCCAGGAGCTGATAATAAAACGTTTTCTGAAGTTTGGAACACACCGTCTTGATTCCAATCAATCCATGCTGCATATCCAGGGTATGAACTGAATGTGAGTGTGCCTGATACTGATATTGTATAAGTCCCACCTGCATCTACATTACCAAAAATTGATTGAAAATCTGAATATGCGTCACCATCATTGGTAGACGTATTATTTATATCACTAAATGTTACGTTTGAAATATAATCCCCGTCACTTACACCATAAGTGTATGGTGGTGCTAATTCTAAACTAACTGAAATTGGTGATGTTACTCCAGCAGGACATGACCCATTCACGGAAGTTGCTCTAAAATACATTAAAGTTTGTGTAACATTCAATTGTAACGTATATGGCATAGTTGGATTTGTTGTGGAGCCGGCAACTGTACCAAAATTATCAAATGACCATTCAAATAATGTGACACTACCGCCATTACCCGCAATTGAGAATGTTACCGCATCATTTACGACTGTGGATGTTTTGTTGGATGATAGTGTTCCGGCGGTTGTTGGTGTTGTACAAGGTGTAGTCACACAAACAGTAAAAGTTCCTCTAGTACCATTTGTGGATGCGTAACTGTGAACTCTGATGTAATAAGTGTTACCTATAGTAAGACTATTAACCGTTGTTGTTTCAACACTGGCACCTGAAGTGGCATCTATACATGATAATGATGATAACCCTAAACAAGAACCACTAAAAACTTGGAATACGACATCTGACATTGATCCTGGTGTAACTGTTATTACATGTGATGTATATGTAGCAACAAAAGAAAACCAAACATCATCGTCAGCCCCTGTACCCGCACATGCCACTGAGGATTGTGTTGCACCCACACTACTAGCAGTAGTTGTGGACGTACATATTGATGCCCCGTTTACTGTAACAGATGTTGCGTTAGAACAATCATTATTTGTTGGTGGGCTCAAACTTGCGGTTGATGCAACCCAAGAACTAGTTAATCCCCCACAATTACTTTGTACATATAAAGTATATGAAGTTTGTTGGGTCAATCCGTTTGCGGTTGCAGATGTTGTTCCTGTTGCAACAGAACCTGAAGCTGCTAGTCCCGTAGCACCACTTCCTCCCGCACCTGATGACCTTAGTTCCCAATTATAACCATTAGATGGTGGAGAACCAGGTGCTGTCCAAGAAAGGTTAGCATTTGCTGACGATGTATACGATATTGTAGGTAATGTAGGACCAATACAAGACTGTACGGTCCAAATAAAAGTTAATCCACTAGTAGGGACACAAGATCCGTTTGATGTAAATCTTACTGTATGAGCGTTTGATGTACCGGCAGTTGTTCCATTTGGTGCTCCCCAGTTAGGTGTTGCGTCGGGTACTGAGTTTGTCAATCTTCTATTATTATAGTCTGTGTTTGCAGTACCTCTTAAACCAACCATTGGTTGATAAGTTGTACTCGTTGTTATGGTTGTCATATTACCATAAACAATTCTTATTTGTCCATTTGATTTATTAATTCTAATTTGAAAAGAAAATCTTTCTGAACTACTCTGTAAATATCTTGCAGCATTTTTCCATTGAAAAACCACTTCTGTACCAACATCTTGCCATCTTCTTTCATAAACTTGTGATGCGATTGCCGTACTTCTTAAATCCATACCTAAACCGGCAATTACACCTGCTGCCGTTCCGGTAGAAGATATAGGACCTGTTATACCGTTTCCTGTTGTTGTTGTTCCCGGATTTAAGAACAAAGCACCATCTGCCGTCATATTCACAGATGTTATTGTTGTGTTATTAAATTGAAACTGTGAACCGCCTGGTATTGTAAAATAACTACCATCTGTGTCATATGTTGTTGCACCCCCAGTTGTTGTAACTAATTGTGTACCACCAACAATTTCAGTATAAGTTCCTGTGGTTTCAGAAAATGAATAAAGACTAGAAACTTGAGCAGATGAAAAGAATGACATAAAAATTGTCAAAAATAAAAAAAGTTTTTTCATATAATTTTTTTTTAAAAATAAGATTTCCCCTATAAATAAATATAGGGGAACTCCTGATTGATCAACCATTTTGATGTGTAAATGAATATTTTTGGGGAAATCTTTTATATCTACACGCCTATGATGATTATTTTTAATACTGCTGTTATTGAAAACATTGTTATAAAGATTAATGAGAATAATTTTATATTATCTAAGTTTTTTTTCATATTAGTTTTTGTATATTTTTTTGGTTATAATTCCGTTATTTACTACAAAGTAATATCCAGGAAGTGTGTTATCTAAATTTGTTGTTCTACCGTTGATATCAATTACTAACATATTTGATAAGTCTTCACCTAAAGTGATTTTATCGTTTTTGTCCCACCCAAAATGATTACCGTTTCCTCCTTGATTTCCGTTATTTCCACCACCTTGACCAGGGTTAGAATCATCTACACCGTCAGCGTCGTTTCCGTGACCGTTATTTCCGTCTTCTACTACTTGAATCATGTTCCATACTGTTTGTACTGCCAATCCGGAGTTTAATCTTCCTGATCCGATTTTTCCTACATAATTTGGATTTAAAATGTCTATATTAGTTGCGGTTAATCTTAAAATTGAATCTATTTCTTGATTTGTTAAGTCAGGTTTAACCGCTAACATAAGTGCAACTGTTCCCGTCACGTAAGGAGCGGCAAATGACGTACCTGAAGAATTTAAGTACCATCCCGGTGCTGCGGTTAAAGGTACGTTGTGACCAGGTGCACAAATATCTACACTTGAATTTGTTTGATGTCTTGTGTTTGGATTACCGATAGTTTTTTCAATATTATCTTGTGAACCAACACTTGTTACCGCAAATACGTGATTGTAAGAAGCCGGATACACTAATGAGTTTGGTCCTCCGCATGTTGTTCCGTTTCCTGCCGATGCAACAATAAATGTTCCGTTATTATAAACCTCATCTATTACCATTTGAGCGTATGTATTATAGTTACATCCTGATGCCCAAGATAAGTTAATAACTTTAGCACCCGCATAAGAAGCAATTAACATATCGTTATAATTCATTCTATAAAGACTAAGTGTTGTGTTGTAACCAATTGATGATAAACCGATTGAGTTGTTTGTGTTTCCTGCAACTATTGTTGCCACGGCCGTACCATGTGTACGTGTTGCTGTGTTTGTGTTGTCATAATAATTTATTTTACCTGTTAATTCTTCGTGGTTTGTGTAAAAGTTTTGATCAGATACCGCTACTTTAATTGATGCATCACCGTGTGTAAAATTCCATGCTGTTTGAGCCCCAATTAAATCTAAAGCCCAATTTGTTGTTGAAACTAAACTATAGTCATTTGGTACTTCTAATGTTTCGTATGTTGGTCCGTACTCCACACCTTTTAAACCATTTACTCTACTTAATGCTACGTATAAATCAGTCACATCACAACCATCACATGTAAATTCAAATACATTTTGTAATGATTCTTGTTTTGAAGATGGAAATGCTTTGTAATAAGTTAAATCAGTATGTAAATCTGTAAGTATTGAAATAAATTGTGCGTTTCTTTCTAATTGATCTACATTTTCTACGGTTGCCCATACAGAACTTTTTTGTCCAAAAGATACTATAGTTATTAAACTGATTAGTAGTGTTGTAATTGTTGTTTTTAAGTTTTTCATTTCTATTGGTTTTGTTTTTATTTACACCAATAGATACTCTTATATAGAAAGAAAAACCCGTTTTTAGTACCCCCTAAACAATCAATTTACAACATGGGTACTAATATTGTATGTGTGAAAATACGTACACATATACGTAATAAAAACTAATTTTTATAAAAACAAAAAAGGAGACAATTTCTTGTCTCCTTTCTCTTATTCAGTTAAGATATTGATTATCTCAATTCTTGTAAGTCAAATGTTCTAACTCCATCAACTGTGATTCTACCATAGAAACGGTTGTTAACCATTTTCTTAGCGTATCTAGTCATGATACCTTTGATAGGTGTAAAGTTGAATGGGTTATACATTGTAGGTGTTAATTGTAGAGGTACATACGGAGCGTAAACGTATCCTGTATCTAACAAAGAAGAACCTTTGTGTCCGATAAGAACTTGGTTAGCCGGGAAGTATGGGTCTCTATACACTTGGTAACGACCTGCTAATGTACCAACTCTTTCAATACCCATGTTGTATTGGTCTTGCTCAGGAGATGCGTTAGATACGTGGAAGTACTCAAGGTCATCAAAGATAGCTGAAACTTCAGAAGATACAACAATCCAGTTAGCTCCACCTCTCAATGTAGATTTGTGGATTTGTGCAGACAATTGGTTAATTGCAGTGATCAATGTTTGATTCCAATCTTTTTGAGTATAAGTCATGTTTCCAGGAATTCTTCTCCATCCGTTGTAATCCCATCTTAGGTTCCAAGCCGCACCTTTTCTAAGGTCTCTCAAGATTTCTCTATCAATTTCTGCCGCCACTTGCTCAGACAATAAAGCCGTTAATTCAGCCTCAGCATCAATGTTATGGAACGCTGAAACATCTTGTGCCAATTCAGGTGACCATTGTGCTCTTAGTTTTCTTTCAGTTACAGAAACAGTTACTGATTCTAAGTCAAAAGAAACCTCACCGATTTTATCTTCAAATTCAAGTTCTTCGTATCTTCTAAATACTGCCACAAACGAAGTACCTGACGCTCCTGAAGTGATAGTAGCACCTGTATATCCATCTAAAGATGTTGCATCACATCCAGTACATACTGGACAAGATAAATCAACTTCTAAATATATACAACCATCTTGTGAACAAATATTGTCATAAGACCCACCATTTCCGTTAGGGAATGTTGTTGGTGTTTGTGTAGATGTAGGAGAAACGATACCTTTACCGTATTGTTGAGTAACGACTCTAAATAACAATGGAGTTGCATCGGCAACAGAACAAGCACTATCTTCAGCAATTGCTAAACCGGTTGATTTGATAATTTTTAAATCAGACAAGAAAGTCTCACTGTCAACTTCCGAACCATCGGGTCCGATTAATTTACCAACACCATTATCATAAAAACCACACATTTTAAGAAGAACTTTTCTTTGAACTCCTGTTGGTGCTAATGAGTCAATCAAAGATCCATTTGACCAAGTTTGTATCACTGTAGTTGCAGTAACAGCAGTCCAGGTACCTTTAGAATAGTCAAATAATCCTGGAGGATCTAATGCTGCCTCAGCACCTTCATAAAATAAATCGTAAAGATTTTTAGCGTATGCGTTAGCGTCATTATAACCTGAATTGACAGTTGCAGTTGAACCTGGTGCACCGATTGGTTGGAAGTGGTTTGTTCCTGGTGCGGTATCAGCTGAGTTATAACCTTGAATTTTAGGTACAAAGTAGAACAATTTACCGATTGGTAAGTTCATTGCTTGTACAGATACTAAATCATTTGCTAATAATTTAGAGAATACTCTTCTAACGATAGGAAATACAACAGTTTCAAATGAACCTGAACTGTCAGTAGATGCCGCTTCGTTAATTAGGTGAGATGCTTGGTTTTCATATAATTGTGCCATGTTCTCTTTAACGTGTCCTTTAAGACCGTCTAGGAATCCTAATCTATCCCATTTGTTAATTGTATCTTCTTTGATAACTTTCAAGTGCTTAAGACCGATGTTACCAACAAGACCTGATTCTAATAATGCTCCCATTTTTAATTTTTTTAATTAGAGTTTATTTTTTTATTATTTTGTATATAAATATACAGTTTTTTAAAAAAGTTTATTTTTTAGTTTATTTTTGTCATTAAATCCTTAATTCTCATAAATTGTGGATTTTCATAAGTTTTACTTTCAATCAAATTTGTTGCTGATCCTGATTGTGGAGTTTTAGTTACTTTTCTCTGAATTGATTCAGTAACCACAGGTTGAGTACCTTTTCCGTCAAGTTCTCTTTTGATTGATTGATAAAGATTTTTAGATTCTTTTAATGATTCAACTGAGTCAAATCTTCTAAGAATATTAATCTTTTCTTGTTTTGTTGTTGAGTGTTCTGTAAACAAACGTGTAGAATACGCTAAGTTAGAATTAAAAACCGCAACTTCATTAAGTTTTGTTCTAAAGAAATCTAACGCTTTTTTGTATTCTTCATTTTTTTCTCTCAACAAGTTTAACTCTCCGTTTACTGATTCTACTCTAAGGTGTCTAGGTGCGGTTCTTGGTTTAGGTAAACCTTTTCTACCCCAATATTTACCATTACCTAAAGTTCTTGAGGCTTCAGTAGTTTCTGGTTGTTCTTTAGTATCAATTAATTCTTCGTTTGTTTCGTCTTCCCACTCATTGAATTCTTCTTCTTCAAATTCATTTTCAGTTACTCCGTGTTTGATTTTAGGATATTTGAATTTAGGACCTTTACCTGTTAAACCTTTACCTCCACTTTTTCTATCTTCTTTGAAACCTTTATCGTTAACTGACATTTTTGAGAAACCATTACCTGGTTTACCCATTCCAAGTCCTTTAGCTTTAAAAGATTCCAAAACAGACTCAAGAGCTTCTTGATCTATCTCGTAAACGTTTTCCTCCATACCGTACTCTTCCATAGGAAAATCTTGTTCTTCCATAGGAAAATCTTGTTCTTCCATACCGTACTCTTCCATAGAAAAATCTTGTTCTTCCATAGGAAAATCTTGTTCTTCCATAGGAAAATCTTGTTCTTCCATACCGTACTCTTCCATAGGAAAATCTTGTTCTTCCATACCGTACTCTTCCATAGAAAAATCTTGTTCTTCCATACCGTACTCTTCTTCTAATTCATCAAAATAGGAATCACTGTAGTCTTCACCCTCATCACCATACTCATCGTACCCGAAACCGGTTTCTTCTTGCTCATTAAATTCAGATCCATAATTTTCATATTGATTTGGTCTGACTGATCTAATTGCATCTATCATTGAATTTTCCATCATATTTTGTGGATTTTCGGTGTCACCATCCATTTGTATTAGATATTCTGTTTCATTTTTTGGGTCAGATAAATGGATACCTTTTTCGTCTTTTTTAACAATAATACCATCTTCGTCACCCATTAATTTAAAAACTTTGATTACGTCACCAATTGATGATTGCGTCATATCTAATGGTGGTAATTCACCTCCTTGATTATCTCCCATTTCTGGTTCTACAGGTAATTCTTCACCATCAACAACCTCTGTTTCGTCATCAACAACTTCTTCTTCACCTTCCATACCATCAACAGGTTCTTCTACGTCTACTACTTCTTCGTCTTCTACACCAACTTCTTGGCCTTGTTCTTCTTGTTCACGTAGACTTCTTTTTTTTGAACCTCCAAGAGATTCCCTTACTAATTCACTGATTTCTTCCTTCATTGTAGAAGCAAGTATTCCTTTTGCGTTTTCACTGATAGCATTTTCAACAGCCTTAATTTGTAATAAAGCGTCTTCTACTACCGATTTTTCATTCATACTCATTTTTTAAACAATATGTTATGCGTTTATTTTTTAAATAAATATGTAGATGTTTGAAAAAAACTTATTTTTTTGTGTTATAATGAAAAAACTAAAAAATAAAAAAAGGGAGACACTTAACGTAACTCCCTTAAAATTTTAAATAAAAAATTATTAATTATTCAATAACCTCATCAATTTTACTTTCAACAATAGCAGTAATTCTCCAATCCATAGTGTATGTTTCATACGCCTTTGTGACTTTTGCCTCTACGTCTGTTGGTGAAAAAGCCTTAACTAATTTTTCTTCTTTAATTTTTTTAACTTTCCCTGTGTTCTCGTCTACCATGTCTGTGGTAACTCTTGCAACAAAATACTTTTCATCCATAACTTAATTTTTATTTATCCAAATAATCGGATAATCTTTTCATTAAGTCAACAGATTTACTCAAAGGATTTGATTCTATTTCTTGATGCTCTGTTAAATTTTCTTCGTATTTAGGTCTATCTTCTTTATTAAGGTAAAGATATGCACCAGGTGTTGATGGCGAAGAAACCAAATCAAAACAAATTAATTCAAAATCATCCTGTACTTCATTTTGTTCTCCTTTTTTTACTAAAGAACCTACACCACGAGAAGAAACACCCATAGTCACACCTTGTCTCATCATGTTTGCTGCAATGTCACCTTTAGATGAAACAATCCCTCTTTCATGAAATCCTGGTGTTGTCAATAATTTAATTTTACCCATCAATACGTTATCTTCCCACCACACATCAGTAATAAGGTGAGCGACTCTATCTAAATCAATCAGAGAAGATTCTGGGTGATTAAGTTCAGAAATAGACATCCCTCTATTGATCATTTCTTTATACTTTTCAGTTTCTCTTTTTAATATTTTTTCAGGATAAATTCTACCATTTCTATTTGGTACTCCATATTTTTGTAAAGTAGCGTAAAAAACAAATGGTTTTGAGTGGTCTAGTTGACCATACGATTCTTTTAAAACTTGACTGTTTCTATACTCATTTGGGTTAATGATCCCAGCATCCCACTCAACAAGTATTCCTTTACCCGTATCTTTAGGTCCTAATATTTTCATAATCTTTTTTATGATAAATATTATATACTTACAGTTTGTTTCGTTTTAGTCATACTTAATGTAAAATACTTTGAATTTTTTAGGTCGTCTTTATAAACAGAAGTTAAAATATTTTTTATTTTATTTTTTAATAATATTGATTTGAAATCTAAATTTTCTTTATGAACGAATAATGTTATTTCTAAATTGAGGAAACTTTTTTTATTTTTTTGTATCCCACTAGTTCTTAAATCTAAGTCCACAATAAATTTTTTTTCAAATATTGTTCTATCAATCACTTCTAAAAGTGTATGTAAAATATTTCTTTTTAAATCTCCTGTTAATTTTGACCAATTTTCGTAGTCATCGTTTGGTTCAATCCAAGTTTGTAATATTATATAAATTGATTTTAAATTTTTTGAATCTACCGTACCATACTGACATTTTGCATCACCAAAAATATTGAGTTTTGATGTTTTTCCTTTTTTCATTTTTCATATCTTGAAAGTTTATTGTTTTAACAATTATAGTAAAACTTTTAGTTCTTGTCAAAATTTAATTTTTTTGTTACTATTTATAGTGTAAACCAAAAAAATATGATTATAGTACCTGTTAAAAATTCATCTTCATTAGAACAAGCATTAAAAACTTATAAGTTTAAAATTTATAAAACAAAACAAATACAAAAATTACAAGAAAGGCAGGAATATAAAAAACCCTCCGTAAAACGAAGGGCTCAAATTAAAAAGGCTCAATACAAACAGAAGAATCAAACAACTTCTTGAGTTTCTTCCTCTTTTTTCTCTTCAGATTTTTTTCCAAAAATCTTTTCTGTAGATGTAAGACCTAGACAACCGAACGCTAACATTGCAACCGCATTCACTAATGTGTCTGACGGTTTAATGTCACCATGTGTGTAACTGTTAACATACAAAGTTACACAAAGAGAAACACCACACAAGATTCCTATAAATCTTTTTGATGAAGGGTTTCCCTTGCTGTCTGTAAACAATCTTCCAATCCCACTAAAAATTTTTTTCATAGTCCCAAACTTAGTTTTTTTAGTTTATAATAATCATAATGGCTAACTTTAGAATCCATTACTTTATTGATTGTTTTATTTATTGATTCCTTCAAATCAATTTCTTTTGATTCATTTAATGATGACTTCAATTTTTTTACCACGTCATTTTTAAGATTTTTCATTTCTACAACTAAATCATCATAACTTAAAGAAACGATACTTTCTAATTCTTTTTGTTCAGATATTGGTAATGTTGAAATTTCTTTTTTCAAAGACTCATTAGCGATTTTTACCATAGTAGATATAGGCATATTATAATTTTCTGAAATTTCTTTTCTGCTTGGTTCTTTTATTAATAAGTTTTTGATATTTTTTTTAGATTCTAATATTGATTCTAAATTTTTAATTCCTTTAGTGTAAATTACATTATCTATATCAGAATAGTTATTTTTATTTGTTTTGTTCCAAGAAGTAATCCAATTATTTAATCTTCTAATATCTGAAGTTTGATTTTCAATTAAAATTTGAGAATACTCAATTGATTCGTTAATATAATCATTTGCTAAATCAATGTCTAAACCTTTGTTAGATGATAGATCGTCATATATAAAATATAGTTCTGCTAGATCTTTATTCTCTAAAACTATAGTATTAAATTCTTTTATGAATTTTTTAAAACTTGGTTTTTTTGCAATCCCTATAGCTGTATTTTCTATATTTGTTTTAATGTTACCGAATGTATTCATATTATTTTTTAATATAAATATTACTTATCAATCAAATTTTTTAATTTTTGATCAATTTCCACCAAAGAATTTCTACCTTTTGATAAATCTAAATTATTTGATTCGTTAAATAACGTCTCTTCCAAAATTAAATCTAAGTCATTTCTCACAAATCTTTCGGGAGTGACGCCTCCTCCTTCCGCACCGCCTGATGGTGGTGGTGGCGGAGGTGCTCCTCCACCCATGTCTCCTCCTGCCGGTGGTGCTCCACCTGCCGCGGCATCACCTCCAGCTGCGCCAGCCGCTTCACCTTCTTTTTTACCGTATAATTTATCAATATTATCAAATAAACCTGTTTTAGTGATAACTTCAGCCGTTTTTTCTAATTCAGCATAGACCGCACGTTCAACTCTTTGTTGTTGGATGTCCAATCTAATTTCTTCATCAGAAAATCCTAATATGTGTTTTTTAGCCCAAGAAGCAGAAACAGGTGCTAATGATTTTGCAATCTCAGCGGTCGCGTCTTTATATAGTGTAATTTTTTCTTTCCAAATTTCTAAAGATAATAGTTCTCCTTGTTTTGAAGGGTTATTTAAACTTAAAGTAAAGTTTGTTAGTTCGTCTTCAAACCCTAATAAAAATAAATGAATAATTGCTATTTTATTCAATTCGGCAATCATTGATTTTTGGATTCTGTTAATTGTTCTAGCAAATCTTATGTCTAACAACGATAAATTTTTACCGTCCCCGACAGCCTCTTCAAACCCTAAATACGCCTTTGGTATTCTAAGTGCAGTAACAAGTTTCTTTTGAATATATTCAATATCTGCAATTTCAGCTAAGTTTGATGCTCCCGCCAATGTTGTTACGGGTTCAGGTGCCGAAGCGTCACGTACAGGTATAAAGAAGTCTTGATCAACCGCCATTTGATTGTATCTCATATCAACGTTACCTGTTTTTGAATCTACTATTTGATCTCTTTTGAATTTATTTGCCACTTTTTGTACATATGCGTCAACATCTTTATCGTCCATGTTACCAACAAACACTTTAAATACTCTTCTTTCGGGTGCTCTTGATACACGATAAATTAACATAGCGTCTTCACATAATAGTAATTGTTTCCAAATACGTCTTGCTTTTTCTAACATAGATGTACCGTAAGGAAGTTTTCTATCGTCACCTAAAATTCTAAAATGACCAACTTCCCAAGTGTTAAATTCCATGTTTTTTTCTTTCCAAACAAACTTCAAAGCGTCGTTTTCCATTTCTTGTGAGTATTTGTCAGGTTGAAACCTCATACCCTTTTCTAATCTTTCAATTTGAATATTTGGTAATTGTTGACACCCGACTATCCCTTTTTCAGGATCTAACTTTAGATAAACAAAATTATCACCAAACTTACATGTATTTCTTGTCCACATAGGTAAGTTAGTATTTATATCCAATTTGTTTGTAAAAAGATCCGTTAAAACTTGTTTTATTCTTTTTGATTCAGAATAAACTTTTAATATTAATCCGTCTTGATCTGGCGTTGTTGATTCTTCAGCATAAATGTCTAAAGCCGCCGAAATTTCAGGAGTATATTCCATTGATTCGTAATCATAATACGATGCCATTCTTGTTGGTTCGTAATAGACTGCTTGTTGGTATAAGTTACTCTCAACCTTTTGCCATTGTTGTCCAATATATAACGATTGTTGTGCTTGTAACTTTTCAATTTCAAACTCCTTTTTATCTGTTGTTTTTAATAATTCTTTTTTATCAAATTTAAATACAGGTGCTTGTTGGTCTAAGGTGGCATTAGGTCCGAAAACTTTTCCTAACCTTTGCCATACTGTATATTTTTCTTGTGCCATATTTTTTTATTTTAAAAATAAATCTATAATTTATAAACTAAACTCTTTTTCCTCCGAATAACCATAAATAGTTTTGGTAATCACTTTGAGTTAAAGTACTTCTACTCATACCCATATTCATTCTATCCATGTAACTTACAGGAACACCTGGATTAAAATTTTGGTGAGATTCTCTAAATTCTTTTTTTTCTGTGGTCCACGAATTCAACATTGCCTTAGCATGTTCGGTAGCCTTTTCTAATTGAGCAAAAGAATTTTCCCCAACATATATCGCCATAGCTAATGCCATAATTAAATCATCATGTTGTCCTTTTTGGTGATCGGGTCTTCCATTTACATAAACAAACGTATTTAACTCATTAAATAATCTTTGTGATCTAACACCAAAACCATGTCTTAATGATTCTTCAAACGCAGCAATTATTTGAACTCTTTTTGAATTAAAATTAATTCCGGGTATTTTATCTTGAGCTTTTGGATCCCATTTCCATTTATCAGCCGGATTAACCCCATCAACATATAGATTTTTATACCCAAGTTCTTGTAATTTTCTTGATGTTGCAACACCCATTCCTCCTGTAATATCGGTAACAATAAAAGTACTATACAATATTCCCCATTTATATGCAATATCAGCAACAACATCAGGAGGTACTTTACCAATGTACTCAACAACCTGTTCTCTCTCATCAAAGTCAATTATTGTAAATGTTGTAAAATCCTCACTATCACCACGAGAAACATCCATACCCATAATATATTTATGACCTGGTACTGGATCTTTCCAAACCCATAACGCACCTCCCATTAATTTTTCTTTAGGTTCTTTTATATGTTTGTCTTTTATTGATTTCATTGTTTCAGGTGGAATAACGTTATCCCCCGAACCCAAAAAGTTACATTCAAGTTCCTGTGATATTTTTCTTTTGTCAAATTTTAATTTTTTGGCCATCGCCTCAAACCATGAACTATAAGCTTTGTAACCTCCATTTTCTATTTTATCTTTTATTTCTTGAAAATTCCTATCACTTACTTTAATTTCACTATAATCAACTGTTATTTCATTATCATTATATTCTGCACGATTTAACATATAATGAACAATATCTTCACATTTAATTAGTTTTAAATCTTTTGAATAACGAGGATCCCTAAACCAATACATTTCAGTGATTTTAAAGTCATTCATTCCTTTTACCGCTTGACTATAAATTGAATAGTAGATTGGATCAAATCCGTTTGGTGTTGATATTACAATTACTTTACCTCCTGTTGAAAGGGACGCCATACAAGCAGACCAAAAGTCTTCATCGGCATTTATATAAGCAGCTTCATCAAAAATAAGGATTGTTGGTGTATAACCACGTAAGGCATCCTTTGATGTTGCGACCGCCTTAACCTCACAACCATTAGTTAATTTAAAATGTCTTTGTGAGTTCTTTTCATTTGAAAACCCGACACCTAACCATTTAGGCCATTGTTCTACAAAGGATCTTACTTTATTTGCCATTTCAACCGCAGTATCCATTTTGTTGGCAATAATAAGGATTTTTTCAGGTTTTTCTTTACGAGCAAATACCATCCTTTTTGATGCCCACGCAGAAGTCACAGTAGACACGCCCGCCTGACGATACTTTAATGCAATATTTTCTTCACATGTGTCGTAATCTTTTACAAGGGTAACTTGATCATTAAATAATTCTAACGGTACGTATTTGGATTGTGTATTGTCGTATGTTTGTAGATATGTTTTTAATGCGTAAGGAGTATCATTTACACATTTTGCATATTCTAATAAAGCTTGTTCTTTTGTTAACGACATTCATTATCTTTTGTTTCTTCTGATTGCGTATAATAATTCACCTTTTGTTGTATGTGGAGGTAAATGACTTTCAATCAATCTCATTATTCCTTCTTCTAATTTTTTAACGTCTTCTTTTGAATCTGATTTTTTCTTTGTTTTTCTTTTCGGTAATCCCTTATGTTTTGTTTTAGCAAAATCTTTAGCATCTTCAGGATCAATATCTTTAGCCACTTTTCCTGCTTTACCTTTTTTTGGAATATCTCCTTTTTGCATTCCTCTTACAATACCAAAAAATTGTTGTTGTTTTTTTGACATCGCCTTTTCTTTAACCTCTTTATTTTTACCAACCTTTTCTTCCTCACCTAATTCAGTTTCTGTTGTTGTAATAATTGTTTTCCCATCTTTATTTTCAATTTTAGAACCTGCGGTGGTAGTTGCATTTCCACCGGGAAGTACAGTTGTTTGAGTTGCGGTTATAGTCTTTTTTTCGTTTGGGGGAACTGTTTGTTCTTTTATTACTTTACTATAAAGTAAATTAAGTTGGTCGTTAGACATTTTTTCTAAAGTTGAAATTGAAAATCCTTCATGTAAAAGGATTGCTATTTTAGGATTAATATGTTTCATCTTGAACTAAGTTTTTTTCCCATTTTAATACGATGTCTCTTTCGTATAATTTATTTTCTACTGTTTCTACGGTATCTCCGTATTGAAAAACTAATCTTTTTCTTTTGTGTATTAAAATTTCATCACTATCTGATCTTTCCCAAGCTAAAGATATGACACCGTCAATAGCGTCATAAACACCAAAAAAATCAGAGTTTTGAATTAAGTTTAAATCAATTTCTGAATTTTTTAAAACCCCAACTTTTTTTATGTAATCAACATTAGGCGGTAACGGTTTTCCTGATGCTGGTTCGGCATCCCAATCTTCACCCCAAACATCATCCAAGTCTGAAAATATAAATTCATATATATTATCTCCTTTATAGTTTGGTCCTAATTCGTTTACATATACTAAAATCATATAATTCTTCCTCTTGGTGTTACTTTATATTGTTTGTTTTCAACAACAAAAATTAAGTTTTCTTTATTTGATTTACCTAAAAATTTTGCATTTTTATTTGATTTATAAAATTCATTGGCTGACTCTAATTGAGAAAGGCTTTCACTAAGTTTTATAAATTCTTTTTTAACTTCAATTCTTTTTAATTTTTCCTTTAAAAAATCCTTTTTTCTTTTTTCCTCAAGAATTGGTTTTTCTTCAGGTTTGATATCAAAATATTTAGATAAAACTTTTTCTACTTTAGATTCGGCAAATAATGAATCCATAATGTGAGAATAACCTTCTGTTTTCTCAGGTGCTGGCGATGTCCCCATATCAGGAGGTGTCATTTCACCACCCATATCCATTTCACTACCCATATCAGGTTCTTCCATTCCTAAATCGTCACTTCCCTCCATATCAATTTCTTCATCACCCATATCATATTCATCAACCTCGTCAAATTTTGCCATAATATCATCTCTATCATCCTCATCTAAATTTTCTAAATTTATCGCCGATAATATAGAATTTACAACATATTTAATATCTTGAGAATCCATACCTTTGTCTTTATCAAAAGATCTAATTTTTTGACTTAACCTTCCTGTTAGTTTTTGAATTGATTTTAATCCTGAAGGTCCTGATGGTTCTTCACCATCTTCAGGTTCGCCCATATCGTCCATTGGTGGTTCCATTCCTTCTCCTCCCATATCATCCGCTGGTGGTGCTCCTCCTCCCATGTCGTCCATAGGTGGTGCTCCTGCGTCTGTTGGTGGTGCACCTGCTCCCATATCAGCTGGTGGTGCGCCTGCTCCCATATCCGCTGGTGGTGCTCCTCCTCCCATGTCGTCCATAGGTGGTGCTCCTGCGTCTGTTGGTGGTGCTCCTGCGTCTGTTGGTGGTGCACCTGCTCCCATATCAGCTGGTGGTGCACCTGCTCCCATATCAGCTGGTGGTGCGCCTGCTCCCATATCCGCTGGTGGTGCCCCTGCTCCCATATCCGCTGGTGGGGCGTCAGTGGTTTTTGGTTTATTTTGTTTTAATACGAATTTTTTTTTTCCTTCAGCTTGTTCACCAATCAAAGGAATACCATATTCATAACCTGTGGATCTATTAATTTCTCCGGCCATGATATTCAATCTTTTCATTGCTTCTGAATAAGATTTATAATGTCTTCTATGTTTCATAGATTCTGTATAATCCAAAGTAGATTCATTTAACCCACTTTTAATTATATAACCTAATTTTTCTTTTACAATACCATATGTTTTACCATCTGATAAAGTTATAGTATAATTTGTGGTAGAAAGTTCATTAATCTCTTGTTTAGGTACTTCATTATATCGTGCAATTTCCATGATACGTCTAATTTTATCCATACCTTGTAATTTTTCACTACCTAAAGGTCTTAAATCTGCCATTTTAATTTGTTTTAATTGTTTAGTACATTAATTATTAGGGTGTTTAATCCTAAAACATTTTTTTATATAAATATATTGTTTTTTTGTATTTTGCAAACTACTCGTAATTTTCTTGTTCTAAAGATAATTTTTTATCTATCATAGTATTTTTATAATCGTTAAGTTTACCTATATATCCACTTCTTCTTAGGTATTTAAAAACTAAATTTTCATAAGAAAATTCACCTTCTTTTTTTAAACCACACGATCTGTATTTTCTAATTTTTTCTTTATACTTATCAATTAGTTTTGTGGCGGTTTCTAAATCTTCATCTTCAGCATTTTCTAAAACACCGTCAATAATATCCATCCATTGTTGTGCCTTTTCTTTTAATTTTTTCTCGTTGACTTTGAAATCTTCTTTTTGTGGTGTTTTTAACCACTTGTCATAAATTAAAGAGTATACACCCATACTTTCGTTTTCTTCATTAAGGTCCTGTACATATAACTCAACCTCATAACCTTTTATTCTAATATCATGAGAAGAATTAAAAACTGTTTTTTTTAATCTGAATAGCTCTTCGTATGTTTCTTTTTTTTCACCAGCGTCATTGAAATCATAAATAATATGTAAATCAAAATCAGAAAACTCACTCCAATTATAACCAGTTAAAGATCCTAATAAGTAAACATCGTGAACAAAAATCTCCACGTTTAAAAAATCAATAAATAAATTTGCGATCTTTAACAACCTATCCCTTATTTGGGTATCTAATTTAGGTTTTGTTGTGTTTTTTGAACTTTCCCAAACTTCGGGATTTAATTCATCCTGTAAATAAAAACTTTTGATTATTTTTTTATCAATTGCCATGTATATAAATATGGCGTAATATTTATTTATCTATTTTTTTATACTTGAAGGTCTTTGAGATTTGAGTATTAAAGAATTTGCCCTGTGATTCTGAAAGTCTAAATTGTGCATAGATATTATGGGGAACTTCATCATATTCATATTTGAAGCCATTTTTAAATTCAACAACTAACTTCTTTGTTTCAGTATCGTATGTAGTTGTTTTTAAATTACTTGACTCAATTTCACAAGTAATTTTTGTTCCGTCAATATCTGTTCTTTTAATTGCCATGTCTTTTTTATTAGAAATAATATTAAAAAAGTTTTTTAAATCAATAAAAAGTATTATATTTGTAGTATAGTCATTAACCAAAAAATAAACATTATGAAAACCTTTTTTAAATTAATCTTTCTTTTTTTAATTTCTTCTTTTTCTCTTTCACAAGAAAATGAAGACATATGGGATTACAAATTAAAATTTAAATCCAAAGGTCAAATAATGTATAAAGCTAAAGGTAAGTTATCATTTGAGGACATAAAATCTAATTCGGTTGATAGTTCGGTGACAATGATTGATGAGAATATTAATATCTTAGTTGACAGATATTCTCAAAATGATTTTATTGTGATTCAAGAAAATGATATAACTGTTCTACAAAGATTAATATATGGGTTTGAACAAAAACCAAATGAAGATAAATTCTATTACACAGGATACCAATGGGAGGGTGGTTTGATTAAACAAGAATATGATGTTGATTTCATTTACACAAAAAATTTGTCTAAAAATCCTTGTAAGTATTTTTACGATAAAATTGAAAACCTAACAATATTAATTGAGTATATTGTTGTAAAATAAAAAAGGGAGTCTAACTCCCTTTTTTTTATACTGTTTTTACTAAAGCTTCTATTGAATTTTTTGCCTGATTAAGTCCGGCAACTAAAGTAACGGGTACTTGTGAATAATCCGTTTTAACTCCTTGAGCATTAGTAGATTTTGTACCCCTAAGAGCATATCCAAGTTGTTGTAAACCTTTGTCTCCACTTTGTATATAACTTGTTGCCACGTTATAAAAAATACCACTCGGAATTGCAACTCCACCTTTTTTACCACTCCTTTTATCTAAATTAACGATTTGGGTACCATCTAATCCAAGTACAGTAAAGCTAGATGAACCTACTTGTCCCTCAACTTTACAATTAGTAGTCACCGTAAACATAGCTAAAACTACTGAAGTTTTACCTAAACGTTGTCCTGCAGAATTAACTACACTTATATATGAGGTATATTGTGCACCCATAGGACAATTGTTAATTTTTCTTTCATTTGGTCCACTGAACGCTAACTTATACCCACCTTTAGGTAACATTGAATTAACTTTATCCACTAGTTGTTTTAAGGCTCCCGCATAACTATCATTATATTGTTCGTTTAATACTCTTCTTACAATTCTTGTAAGATCTGATTCTGTTAATCTAACTATTCTTTTCATTTTACTTATTTATTTATTTATTTGATGTCTAACTAATAAATATATTAAAAACACAAAAAAAATTTGTAAATTAAAAAAATATTATTATATTTGTAGTATAATTATTAATTTAAAAAATAAACCACATGAAAACACTATTGATCTTCTTACTTACAGTTTTAAGTTTTATCTCTTTTTCACAACCACAAGAATATAGTAGTGACGAAGGTCCGTGGAATTTAAAAATAGAGTTCCTTTCAAGTGGTCAAGTAATGTATAAAGCAAAAGGAAGACAAAGTTTTTACAACATTAAAAACAAAAGTTACGACACAATAGTAACACCAAAAAACGAAAAGGTAATGGTGTTGATAGATGAGGTAAGTCATCAAGATTTTATAGTTATTGATGAAAATGATTTAGTAGCATTACAAAGACAAGTATTTAATTTCAAAAAAGAAACAAACTTAATTAAATTTGTTTACACAGGATACAAGTGGAAAAATGGATCAATAATTCAAGAATATGATATGAATTTTGTTTACACCTCAGATATGTCAAAAAGTCCTTGTCGTTATTTTTATGATGAAAGTGAAAATGTAACTATTTTAGTTGAGTACATACCAGTAAACTAAAATTACTATAAAATAAAAAAGGAGGATCAAATCCTCCTTTTTTTGTTATTTAATTTTTTTATGCATTTACAGGTATAAATGTCTGTATTGCTTTTTTAACCGAATTAATTCCTGTTAAAATTTTTCCTGGTATTTGTGAAAAATCAGTTACTTCATTTGTTTTAGTATTTCTACTTTTTCTTCCATATAAAGCGTTACCTAATATTGTAAGTTTTGGGTTTCCACTAGTCTCAAGAGCCTTAGCAATCTCATATATTGGTGTATAATTAAAATCCGGACTAACAGGATATTTTAATTTTTTAGTTTGTACATCTAAAGTTTTTTGAGCTCTTCCCACTTGTTTATCACCTATAGGATTTGTTAATGTTACTGAGACGGCCTGAACAACTCCGTCTTTCATTTTTAAAACCCCAAAACGGAAAAGTAAACCAGAACCACCCATACCTAAATTTTTCATATCAATACCTATAGACGCATTGATTTGTTCTGTACCACCAGGTTGTTTTGTAATGTTAGGTTGATATGCAATAAGTCTTGCACTATTTGCCGGTAGCTTTGAATTTACATCATCAACTATACGTTGTAATGCAGATGCCCAATTATCGTCATATTGCTCATTTATTACTCTTCTTACAATTCTTGTAAGATCTGATTCTGTTAATCTAACTATTCTTTTCATTTTATTTATTTTATTTATTATGCCTTTGCTTTTACCATCGTATGTAATGATTTTATTACAGAATTAAAAGAATTAACAATTTCAGTAGGTATTGCAGAATAATCATAAACTATTTGTCCTTTATCGTTCTTTCCTTTTTGACCTTTTAAAACAGAACCAAGTAGTTGTACTGATTTATCAGGAGTCTTTTGTAATGCAGACCCAACCGTAAATAAAGTACCTGTTGTTATTTGACCACCTGGACCTACTTCTAATTTTTTTGTAGTGGGGTCAATTGTTTTCATTGATCCAAAAACAACAGATCCGTCGTTTATAGGGTTTCTAAAGGTAGGGTTAACAGATGTAACTACACCGTCTTTTTGTCTTAAAATACTAAACATCATTAATAAACCATCTGTTGAACTACCTAAACTTTTAAAATCCACAGTAACCCATGCGGTTCTTGAATTTGGTGAATTTGGGTGTGGATCCGGCCCAATTGCTTTTAATTTTGGACATCCTTTTGGTAATTTTGAGTTAACTGATGCAACCATACTCTGTATACCTGCAAACCAATTATCGTCATATTGCTCATTTATTACTCGTCTTACAATTCTTGTAAGATCTGATTCTGTTAATCTAACAATTCTTTTCATAATTTTATTTTATTTTTTTATTGCCTTTTCAAATAAATATATTCCTTTTAAAAAAAAGTTGTAAATCAAAAAAAAAAACCCATCCTTACGGACAGGTTTAAAAACTAAAATAAGAACACTTTTATTTTAAACTTCTAATTTTATCTCTTACTTTGATTGCATTTTCAAAATCTTGTTTTTTTACACATTCATCTAGTTCTTTATTAAGTTTTGTAAGTTCTTCTTTATTTTTTTTTAAATTTTTAATTTTGTCTCTTAACTCCACCGCTTCCTCAAAATTTTGTTCATCAACAGCAAAATCTAATTTTTGTTTCAGTAAAGATATCTCATCTTGTTTATTAAGACCGCCACGTTTATTTGTAATGTAAGTAAAAGAAATACTTCCATCTTCAGACTTATAGTTTTTTCTTTCCCAATTATCACCATTAAAGAATGGATCTGATGACCATAGTTCGTTAAATAATTTTTCAAAATTTCTACTAAACATAATTTTATTTTTTTATAAGTTTATTTGGTATGATTTTACACCAATTAAATGCCAAACATAAAAACATGACAAAATGTCATATTACTATTGTTAAATAATGACACAGTGTCAAATTAAACAAAAAATATTGATTATGAAAAAATGTTAGGTTACTATTAATAATAAAAATTAAAAAATAATATTATGATTGATTCATATGACGATACAGAAAAATCTAAAAATAAAGGTAGTGAGGGTAAAACTAAAACACCAGTTTTAGATAATTTTTCTAGAGACTTGATTAAACTAGCAGAAGAAGGAAAACTTGACCCAGTTGTTGGTAGAGAGGGGGAAATAAATAGAATTGCACAGATCCTATCAAGAAGAAAAAAGAACAACCCGATAATATTAGGTGAACCAGGATGTGGTAAAACCGCAATTGTTGAGGGACTAGCAAAAAAAATATTTGAAGGTGAGTGCCCTCAAAATTTAGCAAACAAAAGAATAGTTTCTTTGGATATGACTTCTATTGTTGCGGGAACAAAGTACAGGGGTCAGTTTGAAGAAAGAATGAAAGTTATTATTGAGGAATTGTACGCTAATCCTGATATTATTATTTTTATTGATGAAATACACACTATGATAGGCGCCGGAAACGCCTCGGGATCTATGGACGCATCCAATATATTTAAACCCGCACTTTCAAGAGGGGAATTACAGTGTATAGGTGCAACTACTTTAGAAGAATATAGAAAAAATATTGAAAAAGATGGTGCATTAGAAAGAAGATTCCAAAAAGTATTAGTAGATCCATCCACTAAAGAAGAAACATTACAGATTCTAAAAA